CTTACAAAGACCTTAAAAAGAAGTTTAATAATGTCGGAATGACCTGTGCTATGAACGTTTATAATGAATTCTATTAGGGATACACATATGGTATCCATATAGAAGACTACCGTATGAACCAACACGGGCTTGCATAGGGGCATGATAGGGCAATCGGTTATTTTAGCGAGTAATCATACGAGCGTGATGATACTAATGTTTTAATTAACGGACACTCGAGATATGTTATGCGCTACATGTAACATTATAGTCCATGTCAGGATATGTCAATCGTCTTTAGTCTGTAAGTTGGCTATCGTGTATGGTTTGTAATTAGAGACGGATAAGCATAACCTATTAATGCTATTTCAATGAATAAGAATGCTATAGAAATCGTAGATACGTAATTGGGGATACCTCTATAGCATACATGCATTGCCCGTATATACGACATGGTGACACATAGCATTGGTACGTGTAAAATGGACAATTACGAGTAATAGAGGCTTTATGTGCGTCGTATTATGTCGGGGCTCGATACCACAGAGACCGGTTAACGTAATGTCAAATTCCATGATCCTTATAGCGAGATGTACACCATGATTGATGATGCGATTACATACGCAAAGTAAGAGGAGAAATTACATATGATGAATAAAAATAGATACATCTTGGCGCAGGACCATACTCTTTATTAAGAAATACTTATGTAAATTAGGAAATTCCTATCTAAAGTCAGCCTAAATTTGAGGACGATGTATTTACTGTTGCTCACTTTAACGTGTACAATGTTCACGAGTGGCTGTATCATCGCTTTCGGCGGACTTTACGCAAAGATATTTAATAGTGTTGCTATTTGTGCGTACGGGTATGCTGTATATATGTTGTTAAATACACGTGTTAGAGTAAAAATGTTTAAGATAATGGGCCGTGTTTTTCATAATACTAAACGTAGATATGACGTATATAAGAGGAATTATCTGCTGATGCCTAAAATGTCCATTTATTCAAGTATACGTAAACATTTATTAGGTAAACACGACGAGATTAAAGAATAATTGGATTAACTCTGCACCTGTAAGAAAGGTATTGATAAACGGGATGTTTACAATGGTCTGATACCACGCACCAACGATGACAACATATGCTCATACGGTAATTGCCCACACAACGCTGTTTCTGCATTACTTAACCGTTAAGGTGCTGGTACTAATTTTGTACATCCGATTATGTATCGTGAGTTTAATAAGTACCTTGACACGCCGTAAAGTGCGAGGTCGCGATTCATAACCAAAGCTTAATAAGCATCGGAATATCCTTGGGAATAATATCATGCCGAACACTAATTGAAAGACCCCATAAAAGCGAAGAGTTATGATAGATTTAGAAACATGGACCTATTAGATTGTCACGTTGGCACCAGGTATTACAGTTTCTTCTCAAAAGTGGGCGAATACTTTCGAGTACGATATGGGAAGAGTAATAATGATTATAGTAACAGGGAGCGAAATATTGTTTCGCCGCATGAGTATGATAAACCAATGCTTTCACATTATGCGTAGTTATTAATGAATGCTGTCATAAAACCGTTGAATATGTATGGCGGCGGGTACAACCAGTGTGGTGTCAATAATATGATTGATGAAATCATGTCTAAAGCCACAGAATTATGTGATATAAACTTGCCACCCAAAGATTTTAAAGAGCTGCCAGTGATCATCTCGGGTGATTAATCGAGCTTTGACTCTAATTAATCATTACTACTCAAGTAGAGTGTTGATTTCTATATCCATAAGCATAGTGGTTTAATTGATAAATTGTGTTACACTGATTATGACGCACGCAGACTACTCGATAATGTCAATGCCGAGTAAATCACTGCCTAATACCATATCAAAAATGTCTACAAGTAGAGAGTTAAGTTGGTTGAAGTTACTCTGCGCGGGGGCGTTTCATCTGGGAAGGCGTCCGAGACCACCCCTTTGAACACAGTTCGTGAATATACATACATTGACTTTATATGTTACCGTGCTGGCATACCATAATCCAAATATCGTATACGAGCTGCAGGTGACGACTTCTTTGTCGCACTTGATCCTGCGTATGAGATTGTATTTATGTGTTCTATGAATGAAGTTTTTTCGCGTAGTCCGGGGCGTATGTATGGTTTGGGTTAACACCTTAAGGAATCGCATTCCGATAACTCTGGGACGTTTACCTTTATCTCACGTTTATTTAAGTACATACCTATTCTTGGTGTCCAAAGTTACAGAAACCCGGCGCGGATCGTTAACCTTTAAACCTATACAGACTCACGCATCAAAGACGATGAGTTACTGCGCTAATCTATAGCCGAATCAGTCGTTGCATCAAATTTTGGTACACTTGCGTAAAAATACTTATCATAGTGGTTGTACACGCCTAAATACTTAATGAAGAGTATAAGTAATATTAATGCAAGTGTCTCGTCATATTGGTCTGGTAAAATGCTCAAGACACATTACTCTTATGAGCCATAGCCAGATTTTGCTTTATAAGAGTGCATAAATGTGGTTGGAGACTGGGCTGGCACTGACTTATACCGATACCCAATCTTACTTTAGAACCTTAAACATGGACACCATGATAATAGTGATGACTTATATAATCTATAAGACACTTAATAAATAAATGATTATATATGGAGTGACACTTAATTCTGAGTTTGAGTAATTAACTGCGCTTATCGCTTTACTATATATATATATACAATACTTAATAATCCTTACATTTTTAAAAATATACTCTATATATAACTACAGATAAATAAATAAAAACTGATTAATAGCCTTTAAACGCGGACTACAATGGTCCACGTCGCGACACGTACTGTCGCAAATGGTAATAAGCGTGTTAATGTACTTAGTACACAACAAAATATATATCTTCACATGCTTAAATACCCAGTGAATCAAGATAGGAAAAGACAAGGAAAAGTTAAACTTAGTAATGTCTAGAAGCCTAATTAGAAGAAAAATAATAAAATTAATAATAAATAAAATAGTTAAATAAATCAATTAGTTAAGAAAGTTAATAAACTCGAACTGCGACCGATAAGGTAAATGAATCATCTTAACGACTAATTGATAGCCATTAAGCCGTCTTAATTGAAGAAGAATAAGAACAGGCGTATTTCCCCATATGTGCATTCAGTTTTGAACCCATGGAACACTATTGCACTTAGAGCGCCTTACGATTATAGCTTAGCCACAGGTTTAGTGGAGCAGTACTATGAAATGTCGATCAGTTCAGTCCTTGGTAACGGAACTGGTACGCTCGGCAACGGGAAATACGGCTTTTGCGCAGTAGTCCACCCACATGCATATACTACCATATATAACTCTGCAGCGGTTAATTAGACTTAATTGAACCCAGTTGTAAACTATACTTAGGGTACAGGCACCGTCGGTGATGTCGCAAACAGTTTAACATCAGTACTCAATGGTTTTTAAGGAGCCGCTGGTACCAGTGCGAGGTGGTCGAGTGCTAGAACGGTCAGATGTGGTATTAGACTTATACCCACCGCCAGTGTTTTGAATTAAGGTGGTAGAATCAATATCATGTAGGCCTATGGTAAATAGACTGATGTTTCGACTAATGGTCTTGCGGCCGTTTATTCCGAAAACATACCTAGCGCTAACGTTTGCAGGTAGTAGGTAAATTCATATGAATGTAGGAATAATACCGAGAGAGCTCATGTATATAGTTGGGTACCGACCGATGCATAAGATACCGTATTCATGCAAGATAACTATAATACTTAATTGAATGGTGGCTTCACTATAGGAGCTATAGGTGACCCTGAAATGTTAACTACACACCTTAGGAATCCGATCTTTATCTTCGGTAGTGAACTTACCGCATTAGACACTTTTACGCTTGAGGTTAAGATTACTTACGAGATAATACCTACACCTGATTTTAAGGATTGGGTCAATACAGATAGAAGCCGAGCTAATATCAATGAGACCCGAGAACTCAGTGATCTTACTAGTAAAATACCTGATATATAAAACACATCTGTATTTGATAGCTTCATAGGTAGTGCAAAAGACTTACTTGGCAGCTTTGGTGAGCCATTAATTGAGGTAGGTGGCAAATTTGTGAAAGATAGTTTGATGTCACATTACGGAATGAGTGACATGTTATCTAGGTATTGATCTTGAATGCGTCGCTGATGCGCTGTTGGGAAAATCTACTTATTTACATATATATAATCGTCTTTTGCATTGATGAATGCGTCGATAATTACGACATCAGTATAGGCTTATTACATCCATATTGATTAATAACGTTATAAGAGTAATGGCTAGTCGGCCCGTACAATACGAAGAGACTACTGGTGATATATCCAGGGCTTATGTAAGAGCTTGATGTTACACATCTGTACACGATGTAAACTTGTACCGCGTCTCTTATCTCCCGCGTAATTAAGATGTGACCACTGCGTACCACCCC